ACGGCACAGCGCCACCACCCTGTTACTGCTTCGCACCGTGTCCCGCTCCCGGTCCTTGTACACAATGCGCAGCGCATTCCCGCACCGCACCACCAGCACCGTCTCGTCACCGCCTGCCGCCCAGTCCACTGCCGCGAACTTGTCCCCGAACCGCTCAGCCGGCCGGTGCATCAGCGCCTCCTCCACATACCGGCGCGGAATCATATTGCTATCCTCGCCCGTAGTGAACTTGCCCATAATCATACTGCGGTAAATCGGGTTCCGCTCATAATCCGGCCCGTAAATGCGCTGAGCACGCGCGATACGCTCCGGCGGAATATGCGGGCACATCCACGCATCCACCTCGACCGTGTGCCACGCCGCCCGGTCCTCGTTGAACGCCCGGAAAAACGTCCCCGAATCCAGCCCAGGCGAACTCGTCATAATGCGCACCGTAGGCGTGCAGCGGTTCATGGCGTCAAAGATAGGCTCCGGCACACTCTTCGCCTCATCCACCATCACCATCAGCGGCGCACCCGCCGCCACATTCTCGTGGTAGCCCTCAGCCCTCCCCGGGTCCTTTGTGGAGAATGCCGTAATGAAACCGCCCTGCGGCGTCCGAATCTCCGTATCGTTGAACGTCCACCCCAGCAAGGTTGAAAACAAATGTTCATGCACCCGCAGCGCCGGCCAAAGCTGATTCTCCAGCTGCTGCCAGCTGCCCGAAGTCACCGCACATCGCCCCCGCGGGAACGCATACAGCCACCACAACAGCAGGACCACATTAACCGCCGCCGTTTTACCGCTGCCGTTAGCCGCCACCACAGCAACCTCAGCCCGCCGGTGCCGGCACGCCTCAACAGCCTCCATTTGCCACGGGTACAGCGTCATGCCCAGATACCTGTACGCAAACATGGCAGGGCTCAGCTTACCCTCTGGAATCAACCTCTCCATCACACCCCCCTCCAGGTGGCGGAGTAGCCGCCTGAGCCGCCGCCAGCGCAGCCAGGAACGCCGCATCCTCCTCCGCCGTATGCTTCGGCAGCAGATCCGCGCCATCCCTACCCGTAATCTCCATCTGCGTGCGGTCGCCGAACCTCTTAGGCACCAGCTTGCACAGCAGCCATTTAAGCGTATCAATCTCTAATTTTACCGCCTGGAGTCGTGCATGGCCGCACTCTTCGTCACGCGCCACCTCATGCCCCAGCTCGCACAGCGTCAGCACCTTATCCTCCAGCACCGCCAGCCGCATCTCGCACGCGCGCGCGTACTGCTCCGCGAATCCCGGCCACGCCTGCGCCCATCGCAGCGCCGTAGCGATACCGATACCCTCAGCCTCCGCCGCCTTCCGCAAGCTCGCCCCCTCGGCTATGGCCGCGCAGATGCGCTCACCCGCCGCCACCGTATACCGGCTCTGACCGCCGCGCTTCCTGCCCATCTCTCTACCCATTCGGCACCTCCCTTCATCCAAAATCATCCAGCGCCTCCAGCGCCCGCTCAATCTCATCCAACTCGCGGAAGAAATCATCATCCATCACCGCGCCCGTCACCTCGAACACATCCGGGTCATCACCCGTGGGGGAAATGCGAATACCCTCATCCTCGTTCCGCTGCACAATGCGCCGCCTGGCATCCTCCGGCAGAGCCCTCACACTAGCCCTTGCACTGTTCGCCAGCACCACATCCAGACCGAACCGCGCATACTCAGCAGGCACCTCCACCGGCTCGCCGGGAGCCAGCAGACCCAGCGCCTCGCACTCCTCGCGCGTCACCTCCTCCACCAGCATCCACGAATTGAACCCGAAGGGCGGAAACGGATTGTTGAAACCGCCCTGGTCAGGCGAATTACGCGCCAGCCAGAACTCAATATCCGTCTTCAGCCTCACCGCGCCCTCATGCGCCACGTGATCCTTTCGCTTGATACGCGCACCAGGCTGCCGCACAAACCTCCAGCCAGGGTACTGCTGCAACCTCACCGGGTCAAAAGCCTGCTGGAACTCCCTGTACCCGGCTGCCATATCACACTGCGTCCGGAAAATAAGCTGCAACCTCGCAATGCTGTCAATGTTACCCACGTTCTTCTGGTACTCCTGCACCTCCTCCGGACTCATACCCTGCGGCATGAACTCCACCGTAGGCATCTCACAGCTCGCCCTCAGCCGGCGCATCATCGCCCACGCCTCGCTCACAAACTCCGCGTCAGAAATCCCGCGATCCATCGCGCTCAGCACCAGCTCGCGGATAGCCTGGAGCAGATGCTCATCCTCCACAGAACTCAGGAAAAACTTACCCAGCCGTTCCTCCGGAGCCAGCATCGCCCACTCCCGCGCCGTCCTCGGCGTGGCATCCACCTGCAAACCCTCGAAATACTTGGAAAACGGATTGCTGCTCATGACCACATGCTAATGCTTTTTGCCTTCCGTGTCAACCGGGCAGGAAGGGGGCAAGTTCTCAAACAGCGGCAGCCCGCTCATACCCCTCCGCCCCTTCTTCCTGCGCCCTCGGTTCACCCGGCCGGACATACCGCCCAGCAACCCGCTGAAGCGAGCGCCCAGAGCCAGCAGCCCATGCAGGAACACTCTCGCCGCAAACACCGCCTCATCAAGCTCAGTCGTCTCCAGGCCGACCTCCACTCGCCGCGGCTTCATGCGCATATTCCCATCCATCCACACCATGAACCGCAGCGTGTACGCACCAGGCTCGCCATTAGCGCACCTCTTCTGCCGCAGAAACTTCCGCACCAGCACCCCATCGCCCAGGTTCATGCTTCACCTCCTTCCCCTCCTGAAACGCCCCTCAGACCCTCGAAAAACTCCTTGCGAGCCTCCTCCGTCATAGGTGTGCGGGGAGCCTCCTGCTCGCGCTCCTTGGCCTTCCTGCGTGCCGTAGCTGCGGCTTTACGCTGTTCCCGGTCATCCACCTTGCACCACTCCAGCGCATTGCGGCACACATCAGGTAGGCTCTCAAACACCCACCGGAACGCAGGGGGGCGGTGCACGCCGTGCAGCTTGTCCGCCGGAGCCTCCCAGAACCGCCTCAGCGCCTCCAGCTCCGCATCGGTAGGGGTGTACCCGGTCAGGTACATCACACGGCCCGCCGCGTCCACATCTCGCGGCACGGTGCGCATCCGGGCGAGCTGCGACAGGGCAGAGCAGACACGACACAGCCATGCCCCATACCCCTCATCAACCTCCATGAGTGGGGGCTGTTCACCCGTGGCACGGTAACGCTCGCCGCGTTCCCTATGGAGCGTTGCTTTATCATCTCCCTTATTATTATATACATCTCTCTTTCTAGGTAACGCCGCCTGTAACGAATCTGTAACGCCGTCAGCGTTACATTTTGCGTTACTATTCCGGTACCTTGCCACCCGTTCCGCAGTTACAGCACGGCCCTTTGCACCCTCTCCATTGTGCTGCTCAAAATCTACCGCGTGCACAATGCAGTCCTCATGGACCTCAGCCCAACCCACAGTCACCAGAGCATCGCAGAGCTTCCTGACACCCAGCATCTCATCCACCTGCCGCGGAGTGAGCCCGGTGCATCCATCCGTGCACTGCTCGTCCAGCCAGCAGAACCAATCCACCGCCGCGCCCAGCGCCTTCAGCCGGTCACACTTCAGCACCGCAGCCAGCCGCATAATCTTGGCCGACCTCGGCAGCCCCGTCATAACCTTTATCCAGTTTGCCATATCAACCTCCAATCAGACGTTTTCTAAGAACCTTAAATGCGACCGCAGCCACCAGCGGAACCTGTCCGTTCCCAAGGGCTCTAAGGCGGTCCACCCTATGGGCCACCCCATCAGCCACTCGACCCATTCCGGGTTCAGCGCCCCACCACAGACCGCATTCAGCGGCCGGGTATTCCTCCTCTGCTGCGCAGCTCCCCCGTTGTTCTTCGCATCTTGGCAGGTGGGTGTGGGGTACAGCTCCCGCACCTGCTCCGCCAAACTCAGCTGCCGCCCTTTCGCTCGCCGGCGTGCGAGAGCCTCCTCGCTGTACTCCGTATGCTTCCAATCGGTAGCTTGCGGCGTTCTCCACCTCTCGCCCGGCATCCAGTCCGTCCGCGCCACCTCCATGAGCCCCTTCGGCCCCTTGGTATTCCCGCCCTTGTTCGGGGCATTGCAAGCTGTCGGCGTGGGTATCATGTGCAAGCAGCCACAATCTCTTGCGGACGTGGGGAGCGCCAACATCATCAGCTCCGAGCACACACCAGCACGCATCATACCCTGCGCTGGCCAAGTCCCCAAGTACAACGGAGAGTCCTCGGGAAACAAGCATGGGTGAATTTTCCACGAAAACGAAACGCGGTCGAACCTCGCAAACGATACGGACCATTTCTCTCCAGAGTCCGCTTCGCTCGCCCTCAATCCCCGCTCCCTTGCCGGCAACGCTGATATCCTGGCAGGGGAACCCGCCGCTGATAACATCGACCACTCCTCGCCACGGCTTGCCATCGAAGCTCCGCACGTCATCCCAGACCGGGAAGGCGGGCAGGAAACCATCTCGCTGTCGGGCAAGCAGCATCTCCCGCGCACTCGGCTCAATCTCAACCGCGCCGACCGTATGGAATCCAAGTAACCGGGAAGCGAGAATGCCTCCGCCCCCCCCTGCGAACAATGCCAGCTCATTCACTTAATCTCCTTTTTGTAACTCGTTAAAAATAAAATCATTGCGTACCCCCCCCCGAAAAGCAACCCAGTGCGCACAGACTCAATACGTTGCTGCGCAATCGCGTGGTATCTTTCGGAGATCTCGATCCCAACAAACCGCCGCCCATGCTGCACCGCAGCCACACCAGTCGTACCCGAGCCACAAAACGGGTCAACGATAGTCGCATCCTCCGGCAGCGTCCTCACGATATACGCCATCACCTCCAGCGGCATCTGGCACGGATGCTCCGTCTTCTCGCGGCTCACATTCTTCACCTGGTTGCAATACAGCCAGTCATACCCCCGCGGCCTTTTTCCCGCCGCAATTCTGGCCGCAATCCGCTTATCAGTCGGATTCTTGTACTCGCCCAGCCCATCAAAACAGGGCGCAATGCCGAAATACGCCACATCCCTGTGCTGCTTCGCCGTGTTGGAATTATACACCCAACTCAGCACACGCTCTGGGAACCTGCCCATCTGATACGCCAGCTTGAAAAGCGGCTCCGGATAGTGTACAACGACCGCAGGGCACATCCCAAGCAACTCCGCCAGCTCCGCGTAGTACGCATCAGCACTCTTCCGGTCCCGGTACTCATCATAGTGATAGCCGATATTGAACGGCGGATCAGTCACAATCACCGGCTTCTCCGCCTCCGCCAGCACATCGGCCATCAGCTCAAAACTATCGCCATGAATCACCATCATATCAACTCATCATAAAAACCATCATCCGGTACCCACCGATGCACGCGCTCCTCGTGCATCATCCGGCGCACCATACCATCGTGCTCCGCCCCGCCATTCAGCAGCTCCTGAGTCAGGAAAATGTACCCCTCGATGCGGTAATCTGTCAGATCTTCCTTCTCGAACTCATCCATGCAGCCGCGCATCAGCGTTATAATCTCCTCCGCTGAGTCCGCCTGCATAGCCCGCTCCGTCCAGTAGTCAACCTCAACCAGAGCCGTATACCGCAGCCCGGGCAGCAGCTCGAACCGCTCATCAATCTTCGGACACTCAATCAGCGTGCTCATCACTCAGAATAATCGCTAGAATCAACCCAACCAGAACGTAAGCCTCAATCATCGCGGCACCGGGGTCATATACTGAAAATTCTGCACCACAGGGCCGTGCCACTCCAGCGCCTCATCGAACCGCCTGGCATCCTTCAGAATGATAATGCCTGGATGCTTCGCGCCCTCCCAATAATCGCGCAACTCATCCTCGCTCAGGTGTGCATCCTCCGCGAAAGTATCAATTATCGAATCCATCTGCCAATCGTCCGAGCCGTTCAGAATCTCCACGTCACGCACCCGCACCTCGCCGTGCAACTTACCCCGGCAGTACAGGTACACCACATCGCCCACCTTCAGATGCTTCGGCATCACTCGGCGGCACTCCAGCGTCTTCCGGCCCTCCAGAATCAGCTCCATCCACTTCGGCCTCATCGCCAACGCAACACTAGCCATTAGCAGCCTCCTTCCTGAACAGCTCCACAACCTTATCGCGGGCAAACTCCGTGGTATCAATAGAGCGCTCGTTCGCGGCCATAACCGCATCGCAAATAACCTCGTCAACAAACATGACCAGCTGCAACGCGCTCAGCGTAATTTTATCTCCAAGATTTACGTTCATATTCCTGCTTGTGTTCTCATGATAAAGTATTCCTGCTTTTTACCGGCCAGCAGGTCGCCGTTAGAACGCAGCGCGTTCTGAAAATCCGCCAGACTCTCAAAGAGCAGCAGCTTCATGCTCAGATGTTGCTTTTCCTCACCCTTATCCAGATGCACCACAGTGCTCACACCGCTGCACACCTCCCTATCGTCTACCCCCAGAGCTCGGAACACGCCATCCTGGTAAGCCTTAATGCTCGCCAACCTGTTGTCGTAATCCACCCGGTGCCCGCGCCAATGCGTCAGCAGCCACACATACCGCGGGCAGAACTCGCCGCGCTGAATGCCGTGCTTGCGCATGACCTCCAGCGTCAGCACATGAGCCAGCCCTCGGGCCTTCTTCACCGCACCCGCGCGGGCCAGCCCATTGTGCTGCCCCGAATTCACATCCAACCGCTTGTCGATAGGCGGCAAATCAATGCACAGTATCACGGCTTTGCCTCCTCCTTCTTCTTCACCAGTTTTGAAACGGGTATGTACAAGCCGGTCGTCTTAGTCTTGCCAAACGCGCTGACCGAATCAATCTGAAGGTGGGCATCCCCGCCTTGATAAACCATGAGAACGCGAGCAGGAACCAGAACAATATCACCTGCAACTATATCATCATTCATTGTTCCCCTCCTTTCCGCCCTCGGAGCACGGGACTTCAGTCCCGACCTTTTTCCTGTATTCAGCATTCCGCCGATCACGCTCTGCTTCAGCTTCGGCCTTGGCTGACTCCTTGCTTGGGAGCAATTCCCCAATCTCCTTGCAATATCCTTCCCAGCGGAAGTTGTATGTTGCTATTATGCAATCCACACGGTCCTTTTCGTGTCGCACCTCGAAGTAGCCGTTTTTCTCCGCCACATAATACGGTTCCAATTCCTCCACTGGGCGCAGCAACCTCAAAAACAGCGCAGATACCGTATAAGCCTCACGAATCGCGCCATATCGGTAGCAGATGCGAACCATGCCATCCGTTTCATCGCACGCAACGCTTACCGTAATTCCGACAGGTGCACCATCGCCAGGCTTGCGGCCATCCCGCATCACCACCTCTGCAACATCACCCTCTCTGAATAACCGGCGCGGATCATACTTAGGCATTTCCGGTTTTGCGTAGACGTGATCGAACGCATAATTGTGCCACCTGTTATCCCCATGCAGGGAAACCGCCACCACGCCGTCACCCTCAACACACTTCGCAATAGCTTCCACCAGGATAATGCTCCCCGGTGCCAACTTCATAGCTTCTTCTTTATTCATTGTTTTCTCCTTTCATTGACATCAGGCTCACCAGCGCACCCACCTGCGCCATAAGCTGCTCCGCCATCGTCTTCACCCCGTTCTCATTACCGGCCTGAGCCTGACCAATGAGCGCAAGGCAAAGCTCATGCGTGCGCGTCACCATATCGCCGTACGGTGGGCGCAACACAGGTGCACCGGCTGCCTGTCTCTTTGCCATAATTAAAACGGAATATCCTCACTAGCCTCAGTTGACCCCGGAGCCGGTGCAGCGGGGGCAGCCGGATGCGCATACTGCGTCACCCCGCCACCATTCGCCACCCTGCCATCCAGGTACACAGCATCGCCGAACATAGTGCCATTCCAGTACCCCTTATCATTCACATTGCCGCTCACGCGCCCCAGCACCAGAGCCCGCTGACCGCGGCGCAGAGCCAGCACCTGCGCCCGCTCATCCTCGCCATAGAAATCCACGCGCACCACACTCTCGCTCTTCGTGGCATCACCACCAATCCCCATCCAGAGCCGGGCAAAAGGCTTGCCCTTGATAGTGCTCATCTCCTGCACCTGGTTCACCCGACCGGAACCATGAAACCGCACGAAGTCGCTCACAGCGCACCTCCTTTCGCAGCCTTTCTCTCGCGGATCGTAGGTGTGTAAAATTTTCGCGGCAGCGTAGGCAAGCCCCAGTCATTCAGCGCATGGGCAGCGGCGAACGCCACAATCCAGCGCTCATACATCGCCCGGTAAAACTCCAGTGCCTCCGTCTGCATCACCACCTCGCGGCTCATTACAGGCAGGTCACCAGTAGCCACGAACAGGAAGGAAAACGTATCACGCTCCTCGCCGGTGCACAGATTGTACATATCCGTGTACAACGCCGCCTGCACGCCATAGTGAAAATCCTCCAGCGTATACATCAACTTAGTCTCATTCTCCACAGGCATACCGGTGGTCTTCAGGTCCCAGATATCATCACCCTTGGTCGGCAGAATATCCATCATCCCCGTCACCACCACCGGACACGCCAGCGGCACCCCGCCCACCGAGCGCAGGCACACCCACATCGCCACCTGACTTTGGTAAGTCTCGCCAAGCACAAGCCCGCGCTCAGCCAGATGCTCAGCCGCGCGGCAGGCCAGTTCCTTACCCCGCGCCAGCTCCTCCGGCGTCAGCACAGTTATACCCTTCGCCTCCGCAGCCTCCCATTCCTCCTTCTGCTTCGGATCCTGCCAACCCTTAGCGTGCGGCTTGCCCTCCTTGGTCAGCGCTACGCGCTTCGCCTCGCATTTATATTCAGAATCGAACAGCTCAGGCGTCAGCACCAGACAATCCACCAGGCTGCCCAGCCGCAGCGCGTCCGAACTCTTCTTAATCCCGTTGTCCTTATTGTACTTGTAGCGCAGCGGGCACTCAGCAAAATCGCCCAGGTCGCTCTTGCTCGTCACCGGCACCCCAAGCTCAGCCGCCAGCAGCGGCTTCCACTTGTGGTACTCCTTCGGATTCACGGCACCGATAGCATAGCCATCCGACTGCAACCGCTTCACCACCTCCTCGTATGAAATCATCCCGTACATATAACCTTACTTTGTAACTCGTACTTTGTAACTCGTAATTCAATTCCCCTCTTCCGGCCACATCAGCTCCGGCTCCTTGTTCACCTTGTCGCGCTGAAGCGGCGCAGGCGCGGCAGCGGACTTGCCAGCCTTCTCCGGGGCAGCCTTGCCCGCGCTGCCAGCCTTTCCGCTGGTGGGAGTGGCGGCAGATGCGCTCATGCCACCCTTGCGCTCCGGCTCCGGCTGCTGGAACACCTCGCTCACACGCACCTGACCATCACGCAACGCATTAAACGTCCGACCCAGCTTCACCAGCTCAGCCTGCACACACTGCTCCAGCGGGTGCTCCAAGTGTTCCTCCAGCATCTGCTGAGTCACCCCAAGCTCAGAGAACCGCGCCACCATCTCGCGGATGCGGTCACACATCGGCTTGCCACCGTTGTTATTGTTCAGCGTCTCCTCGCACAGCGCCAGAGCCTCATCCACCAGGAACCCCGGCAGCACCTGCAAAATGCAAGCGCGGATGCGGCGACTCGCCATATTAGCGTTGTTCTCGTAAATGTCGCGTTCACTCGTCAGCCTCTCCGTCCCCTTCTTCTTATCGCGCACGTGCGGCACCGTAAACTGTATCTTTCTGCGAATGTTGGCCTCCTTGTCGAAGCAAAAAGCTTCGCACTCGCTGAACGTATCGCCACTCAGCGCATCCGTGTGGCGGCTGAGCTCACGCCAGCCCGCCTCAATGTTGCCGTAAGCGCTCGCCAGCGCCTCCGCCAGTCTGATGCTCGGCCCCGTCACCGTCTGACCGCCGCGCGGGTACGAATACGTAGCCACCTCAGCCAGCGCCGCACGCGAACACGCAGCCCGCATTCGTGCTGTCACCTCGTTAAGATTGCGCGGGAAGCTCTTGGCAATATAAATGCTCGCCAGCTCCCCCATCACCTCAGCGTTCCCTTGGATAGCCGCCAGCGCCCCACCCGGAGCCGCCAAACCGCCACCCATCGGCATCATGCCACCCATCGGCGCCGCCTGCATCATCTGCTGGCCAGCCCCGCCATCATTATTGTACTTCTGCACGTAATTATTCATGTTATGTCTGTCTGTTGTTGCCCCTTTCGGGAGTGGAGTGGAAGGGAATCGAACCCTCATCTGCCAGCGCTTCTAAATGCGGCCGCTCTCTCCTTTAAGCTACCCCCCCCATATTGCCGCCAGCGCAGGCACCGGGCGGCGCGGTGTTACAAGTACCATCACACACATCGGGCATCACCTGCAAAACACCCGACCGGGAAAACCATCAGCAGAGCACCTCTTTAGGCTTGCTGTAAACCTTGCCAGCGAACACCCGCGACTCGGGCAGCGCCTCGCGCAGATGCTGCACAATATCGGCAATCGCGTTATCTTGCGGAATATCCGGGCGAACCAGCATATACTGCAACGTCAGCCGGTGCGTATCACTATCCACACGCACGCGCAGACGCGCCTTCACCTCGTAAGTCGTCATCTCCTCGGCGCCCTTAATCACCGGCAGATGCAACACGAACTCGGCAGGCAGAGCCATATCCTTGCCGCCGGCACCCTCCTTGCGCTCTTTGTACTCCAGCATAATCTGCCCGTCAGAACCGCGGTAACTGCTGCCATACTCCACACGCGTCATCTGTCGGAAATTGGCCACCATCTCCAGCAGCTCGCTGCCGCTCGGGCAAACAATCTCCTTCAAGTGGTCCTCCAGGAAGTCGCAGAACGCCTCCTGACCCATAGCCTTCTGGTCTTTTTCCGTCCATGCAGTCCACTCGGGCGTACAGAACACCTGGAAACAAGCCTCATCATCCTGCCACCCGTCCATGTTGAACACCGCGCGCACGCACTCCTTATCCACAAAAACCCACGGAGCAGGAGCCACCTGCCGACCTTGAACAAACAGCTTGAAATCATCCAGCGTCAGCAAACGCACCGTCCCGCACGTGCGGTACGGCTTGTCCGCGAACTTCGCAATGTTCAGCGTGCGGCAATTATCATGCGTCAGAATCGCCACATCCTTACGCACCGTCTGGCTCATCCCCGGAAGCATCAGCTCATCCGGCACATCGTACCGCGCATGCACGGCACCCATCATCGTATTGAATTCGTTACTCATAATAGTCAATCGTCAATCACTTAACCTGCACCTTGCGCGGAGCCGAATAATCAGCGCCACCCTCCACCGCCGCCGGAACCGGCACCACCTTGCGCGGCGCATCAAACTCCAGCTGCATCTGGTCCGGATCATCAAGCAGCAACTGCCCATCATCCCCGGCCCACATCAGGCGGCCCATCGTCATCGGCTTCGGCACTGTAGCCGCCACACTCGGCTCCACCACCATCTGCTTGCCTTGTGCCAGCTTCACCACCAGCTTAATCGTGAGAGTCGCTTTCCCGCCGCGCTCCTGAGTCAGCAGTACCGCCTGGCGCAGCTCGCTATCGCAAGCCTTCAAAAAAGTACCACCCTTATCCACCGCCCGCAGCGTCTCCATCAGAAACTCGCCATGCTCCTTATTGTAATTATCGTTATCCATAGAATTATTGTCTGTCTGTTACCCCCCCTATGGGGGAAGCCGCAGCAGGGAATCGAACCCTGAAGCACCAGCCTGCACTCTCTCCATCACAAGCCCGCACCGCGGCAGAATCGCCGGGCATTTAACGCCCGCCCGGCAAGGCGCATCATTCAACCAGTATTACTCTATGCCTGTTTTCTCGCTAACCTGCGAACCACCCAGCTCGCAGAAAACCCTACCCACCAGCTCATACACACCGCCAACCAGCAGCAGCAAACAAGCCAGCGCCAACAAATAAACCGCCACCACCCACAACATCCGGCGCACACAGCGAGCCCCGCGGCCCCAGCGCTCCCGGCGCAACCTGCGCCGCACCCGCCTCCGAACCCAGCGACTCATACAGCCACCTCCTTCACCAGCTCGAAACGCGAAATCAGAGCAATAAGCCCATCGCGGAACCGCCATTCGCCATGCTCGCGAAGCTGAACCACACGCTCCAACACAACCTCCGGCACAACCGCGCGAGCCCTCTCCTCCAGTTCAGCAGTCGTCAGCAACCGCAGCGACCGGCGCAACATATAACGCTTCACCATCTCTCCACCTCCATTTCCACAGTAGGCGGCAGCGAATTCTCACACTCCGCCGGCCCCCACACCTCCGCGTGGCTCTCATAACCCGGGCACGCGCCACTCCAGCCGTCCCCCTCATCACTCACAGCCTGGTGCAAGATATTCGGCGCAGCCGCCACCAGCAACCCAGCCACAGCAGCCCCAGCCATCCAATGAAAAACCGTCTCCATAACTCGTAATTCGTAACTCGTAACTCGTAATTCAGACCGCTGGCTGATAATACCCCTCCATCGTCCGCCGCACATCACGCACCCGGAAACGAAACTCCCCGCCCCGGCAACGCTGCGTAGCCGGCAGCACATAACACGGAATCACCCGCCGCTTCGCCAGACGCAGCACCTGATTGCGCTCCGAGAAAAACTCCGGCAACGCCGCCACCAGCTCCTCCGCACTCACCAGCGGCCCCTTACTCTCAGAAACCCTCTCCATACCTCAATACTCGCTGGCCAGCATCACCGTAGTGAGCAAGCGGTTCCACTCCGTAATCACAAACACCTTACCCACGCGAGTCTCGTGCAAGCTCACCACCCGGGCATCACCCGAGCGCACAGCCTCATCATTCGATGCGCAATCCTCCTCGCACGTCTGCCCCCAGTTACCCGTAGCCTGCATCTCCAGCAGCCCCATAACCTCCCCCTTGGAAAGCACAGCAGCCACCCCGGCAGTCATCACGCACCGCCCCAGCGTCAGCACAACCTTTCGCCCCGTCACACTCATGCCATGCCTCCTTTCTTCAGTAGTTAACACGGCACTTCACCGGGTGGTAAGCCGGCAATGTCTTCAGGGTGTTCACCAGCTCAGCGCTCGGCTTGCGCTTCCCCTTCAACACCAGGCACAGGTGAGTAGCACTAACCCCCGCAGCCATAGCCGCCCGGTTAACAGAATACCCACGCCCCGCCAGAAATTCCGGCGTGATTCGCACTTCCTTCTTGTTATTGCTTTTCATTTCTGCTAATTTTACCGTTAAGAAACCGCCTCATCTGTTAATCCGTTATGACGGTTACGGACTCAAATTAACAAAACGATAAACAAAATGCAAGAAAAAATTAACAAAACAGGCCGTTTTTTGTTAAATTTCCGCTTTTTGATTAACAAAACAGAGCTACAAGACCAGGAAATAGCAGAAAAGCTCGGCATCCACAAAGTCTCCCTCTCCCGATATTTTACAGAACAGCGCATACCCAAACGCACCGTCTTGGAAAAAATAGCAACCTACTTCAACATCACCACAGCCGACCTACTAGAAAAAGATCTCACAATAGAAACCAGCGAATCCACCCTTGCCCCCAAGCTATCAGGGCTCCTGAACCTGACAGCCGATGTGCCGGAGGAATTTCAGAAAGAAGTTGAACACAGGCTCTCCATACTCCAGCAAGAAATCAACAACACAGTCTGCGAACTGCTTAACAAATTTGCAGAACTCAAAAACAATAATCCTCATGGCTGATTCTTATAGAAAAAGACTGTATCTGTACTGCACGGAAGAAGCTTTACTTAGCATCATCAATGAAGGTAAGCTAAAAGTTTCCCAGCCATGGGGTACAAATGACATAACAGAAGGGGTGCCGCAGTGTGTTTCATGCCGCCCCTCGTTTGTCGAGCAATACGGTTATGTATGCTTTTCTCAAACATGCACATCGCCTGCAATGTGGGGATACTACGCACAGCGCAGCCAAGGTGCAGTGATTGTGTTTGATATTGCGGGGGTGTTATCATCTTCAGGTGAAGGTCACGTTGAGCTATTCAACCCGAACAAATGGGGAAGGGAAAATGTCAATGGATACTTGCCCGGGCGGTTAGTAGAAGTACGCTATTCAGCTCAGCGAGACGCAGAAGGTAAAGACTATTTTTCCATGCTGAGCCTCAAATCGCCAACATGGCAGGCCGAACAGGAGTATAGATATATCATCCCTCTCCAGGAATGCGAATTTCAGGGGATTGAAAACAAAAACGGAGTGGCGCTTGGCATATATAAAACTGCCAGCATACTTCAATTTGTCAGCGGTATCATACTGGGGCCTGAATGCCGTCTTAAAGAAGCCTTGATTCAAGCAAAGCTGCAAGAGAAAGAAGACAGCGCGCACATACCCGCCGACATCACCGTTACTAGAATCAAATGGAGCAATCAGGATTTTGAATTTATTATCCCTGAAGGAATAAGCTACAAAGATATGAGTCGCGAGTATAGAAAGTATCTGTACAAGAAGAACCACCCTTCCATGATAAGTTTCAATTAACACCAAACCAGACATGAACAACGAAGAACGCCTTGCCCGTCTGGAGACAATCCTCAAAGAACTCTTCGCCTTCGCCCGCATCGGACAATAATTCAATCCATAAACACCTTCACCTATGTCCATTCCCCCAGAAATAATACTTGAAATATGGCGGTGGTCAGTAGATACTATCGGCATGGAAGCTTCCGTAATCCTGGCATTAGCAGCGCTGATAATCATCTATTTACTTGGCCGGAAAATCTGCCTATCCATCAAAGGCAACAACAACACCGTAGTCAACGGCAGCATAAACATCAACACAACACCGCAAGTCGCCGCCGAACCACGGGCCGACACCACACCGCTTAGCCAACGCAACTGGGAAGAACATACAGGCTATACAGAACACATAGAGAAATCCGCAGGCTTTCGCGCAACGGGTCCCATCTACCGCACGCAAGACACAAATCCGCGCTACTACATCCTGAACGCAAGCCCCCGCGTCTACAACTGGGAAGGGGAAGACCATTACGACAGCGAAGGGAGCTGCCAGTACATACTCCTGGAAGAACCAAAACCGGGGCAGCCAATAACCCGGAAACACATCAATCAGGATGCACAAGCCGAACAGAAACGCCTGGAGAAACTATACCGCATCGCCAAAGAAAAATCCCAGTCAGCAAAGATGCTTGCCGTACAGCTATAAACAAACAACCCGAAAGCAACCCCAAAACAACCCCAAAACAATGGCCAGCACCTACCTCATATATGACGACATCACCGGCGCCTGGAGCAACCAGGACTACACCCTGGAAGAAATCGCCCAAATGCCTGGCATAACCGAAAGCACCCACCTCTGCACCGCAGACGGCAAGCACACCCTCACCTACGCGCAAGCGAGCGAACGTGCAGCCAGTGCACCAGCAGCCACCACCAAGCGGCACTACATCGTACTGGAGCACAGCAAAAGCAGCGGAGCAATGGGCGGAGGGTACGACACCAAGGGCCTGCAAGCCAAGCTCAACGAAGCCGCTGCCCGCGGGTATAAGCTGGTAGGCGTATGCAGCCCCACCATCGGGGCGGGAGGTCAAGCGCTCAGCACCCTCATGGGAGGCAGCGCCGCCAACGCGCCCCACATCCAAGGCGTAGTCGCCATCATGGAGAAAGAATACACCTAAGCAACAATCCGCAGAAGTTTATTTAGTCACTAAATGGTCACTAAAAAATAAAAGATTTAATAATAAGGCACTTACGCCTAAAGGGGCGGCTCTTTGTAATCGGACGGTCGTCAGTTCGACCCTGACATCCGGCTCTTGGGGCCGCTTCACCAAAGGTGGAGCGGCCTTAATGCTTTGATGAAAGAGCATTATGGAAGAGGTTTATACATTTACGCAAGGAGTGACAGCTGCGACTCCGTGGTTGCTGCCGCTGTTTTTCGGCCTGTTCGGAGCCTGCGTGGGCTCCTTTCTGAATGTGGTGATATACCGCATGCCGCGTGGGTTGAGCGTGAATGAACCCCGGCGCTCCTTCTGCCCTCAGTGCAAGGCGCCGATTCCCTGGTATCTGAATCTGCCGGTGCTCAGTTACCTCATGCTGCGCGGGCGAACGGCCTGCTGCGGCAGGCATTACACCGCGCGCTACTGCGTGGTGGAGCTGGTGTGCGCCTTGCTTTTTGCGGCCATTGCCTGGTATTTCTGCACGGATGACATCATCACCCAGGTGCTGCTCTGCGTGTGGGTGGCGGCCATGCTGGCCTGTTTCTGCATCGATTGGGAGCAGATGGTGGTTCTCCCTTCTCTTACCCTGATTGCCGCAGCAGCGGGTGTGGGTGTTTCCCTGCTTTCCCCTTGGTTCAGCGGGGAGGGGATTGAGCCGCTGCAGGGGCTGATGAGCAGCCTCAGCGGCGCGTTTGGCGGTTTCCTGCTGTTCCGCCTGGTGGCCTTGACCGGCAAATTCTTTTTCGGCCGCAGGCAGCAGGCGTTTGATGCGCCGCAGGAGTGGCTGCTGCGCCAGGCTGCCGATGGCGAGGATGTGGAGCTGCTTGTCGGCGGCGAGCGGCTGCTGTGGAGTGATTTGTTCATGGAAAGCAGCAATCGCTTTACCCTGTTGGCAGGCACAGAGAGCTCGCATGAGTCCGGGGCAGGGGAATTGGTGTTCACTGTGGATTCTCTCACCCTGCCGGATGGCACAAAACTCTCCCTGGAGGAGCACGATGAACTGCGCGGCACCTGCCGCGGCTATGCTGCCCGCAAGGAAGCCATGGGCAGCGGTGATGCCTGGCTCGCGCTGGCTATCGGGGCGCTCTGCGGCTGGCAGGGCGTGGTGTTTGCCCTGGTGGGTGGCAGTTTCATCGGTATCGGGGCTGCGGTTGTGGCACGTATCGGACGCGGCACCCCCATGCCTTTCGGCCCGGCTCTCATAGCGGCGGCCTGCATCTGGCTTTTCTGGGGCACAGAGCTGGCTGCTGCCTACCTGAGGTGGCTTGAAACATTAATCTGGTGATTCGCGAGCATGGCACTACCTGATTTCAATACGTTCCCGCTGTATCTGGCCCCCATGGCCGGGGTGACTGACCCCATCTTCCGCACCTTGTGCAAGGAGGAGGGAGCGGATGTGATGGTGACCGAGTTTGTCTCGGCCGAAGGCGTGCTGCAGGCATGGGAGCGCAACCGCCGCTATGTGGAGTTTGAGGACGCTCACCGCCCGCTGGGAATTCAGATTTTCGGCTCTGTGCCGGAGCACTGCGCCGCCGCCGCCCGTATCATTGTGGATGCCATGCACCCGGATTTCCTGGATATCAATGCAGGCTGCCCGGTGCCTAAGGTGGTGGGTAAGAATGGCGGTTCCTCCCTGCTCAAGGATTTGCCCCTGTTGCAGCGCATGGCGGCTGCCGTGGTGCAGGAGCTGGGGGCAGATTGCCCGGTGACCACTAAAATCCGCATCGGCTGGGATATGGAGCATATCTGCGCCCCGGAAGCGGTGCTCCGCCTGCAGGATGCCGGGGTGCAGGCCATCGCCATCCACGGCCGCACCCGCTCCCAGCAGTATGGCGGCAGGGCAGACTGGGAGATGATTGACCACTGCGCCCGCCTGGTCAGCATCCCCGTCATCGGCAATGGGGATATCTGCACCCCGCAGGATGTGCAGCGCGCCCGTGAAACGACTGCGGTTTCTGCCGTCATGATTGGCCGCGCTGCCATGAACGCCCCCTGGCTTTTCCGTCAGGCAAAGGAATACCTGTGCACCGGTTGCGTGCCGGAGCCCCCCACCCCGCAGGAACGCATCGCTTTCATGCTGCGCCACACCCGCATGGCACTGGAAAGCCGGCACTACGGCGATGAACTCGTCACCATGCGAGCCATGCGCTCCCGCCTGCTGGCCTATGCCAAGGGGATTCCCGGCACCAAAGCAATGAGGCCACAGCTTTCGCGTGTGGCCTCGTATGATGAACTCTGTGCCATCCTGGCACCGCTTACATCTTGAACTGCTCGCCGAGGTAAATCTTGCGGGTTTTGGGGTCGTTGGCGATTTCCTCTGCGTTACCTTCCTTGATGACCTTGCCCTCGAAGAGGATGTAGGCGCGGTCTACGATGCCCAGGGTTTCGCGCACGTTGTGGTCGGTGATGAGGATGGAGAGGCCGTCCGTCTCACGCAGGGAGGCCACGATGTGCTGGATGTCCTGCACGGCAATGGGATCCACACCGGCGAAAGGCTCGTCCAGCATGAGCAGCTTCGGGTTGGCGGCCAGGGCGCGCGCGATGGTCAGGCGGCGTTTCTCGCCGCCGGAGAGCTGGATGGACTGGCTCTTGCGCAGGCGGGTGATGTTGAAACGCTCCAGCAGCTCATCGCACTTCTCTTTCTTTTCCTTGCGGGTCAGGTCAGAGCGTGTTTCAAGGATGGCCATCAGGTTGTCATTCACCGAGAGTTTGCGGAAGATGGATTCTTCCTGCGGCAGATAGCCCATGCCCAGGCGCGCGCGCAGGTGCATCGGCAGGCCGGAAACATCCTTCCCGCAGAAATCCACTGTGCCGGTATCCGGGCGTACCAGACCAGCCACCATGTAGAATGACGTGGTCTTGCCGGCGCCATTCGGCCCCAGCAGCCCCACGATTTCGCCGGCATGCACGGTGATGTTCACATTGCTTACCACCTGGCGTTCGCCGTATGATTTGCAGAGTCCGTTTGCTTTGAGGAGAACTTCCATAATTATTTCTTACTCTTCTTGTTTTGCGGGGTGTCCAGTTGCTGGCGCACATTGGAGGCGTGCGTCTTGTGGCTGCTACCCGTGATTTTTACGTTGTTTCTGGAATCGATGCTGATGGCGGCACCCTTGCCGGTGATGATGTGGGTGTTGTTCGCATCGCTCAGTGTGACGCGCTTGCCGCTGAGCACTTTCAGGCCCGTGGAGGAATCAATCTTCAAATGGTCACCGGTGGCGCGCATCAGGCGGCCGGAGCTGTCCTTGCCGGCAATGGCCACGTTTCCGGCGGCGGTGGCATATTTCATGCCGCCCATTGCGGCGCTCTTGCCCGCACCTTCCGGCTCCATGACGATATGAACCGGTCCGGTGCATTGCATGGAGCCTTGCTCTGTGCGCAGTGTGCAGCCGGAGTCGGTCGTGGCTTCCTGAATGCCGGTGTAATCGAATTGGAAGCGTCCGAATCCTTTCTTACCGGGGGTGGGCTCTTTCCTTTCCTTGCCGGAGGAAGCCAGCTTGGCGCTCAGACT